AGCAGTCATCAGAATGTGCGTCGTGCCGCGCATCGCCGTTGCAAAAAGGGCAGGGCAGCATGTGCGGTGTGTTGCTCATGGTGTGCCTTTCTTTGCTGCAAGGTGCTTTTTCACGTAGGTCGCGGCAGCAGATTTCGCCTCGGCTTCAGTGAGTCCATGCTCATTGCATGAGTTGTAATACGGCACGCCAGAGCCACTCTTCGCAACCCAGAACCAACCATCGCGACCTGTATGCCTTGTGGAGTGGGCGTGTACCGATGCATAGATTGAAGTTCCGTCGTGCAGTTTGCTACCTCGCGGACCAGCGCCAATGCGTAGAAGTCCTGTTTCTGCTGGGTCTTTTTTCCATCTCAAAGCCATCACGCACCTCCTTGCGCTGCCAGGGCTGCGTCGATGGCGTCCACCTTCGTTTTGTGCCATCCCTGGTCAATGAACCCGTGATATCTGTAGTAGCCTCCTGCCTCCATGGGTAGGCCATTTGCCAATACAAATTCCAGGCGTGTCGCCTCCTGCGCTGGCGCTGCCTGTGGGGCTGCTGCAATGGCGTCGTTGTGCACTTCGGCCTTGCACGGACCGCCTTCGCAGCAGGCGTAGCCGCTATCCCCATAGCTGCACTTGACCAGCTCCTGCGCCTCCTGCTGGGGTGCTGCCTCAGCAGCGGCCTGCAGCAATGTCCGCATGTCGGTGTAACAGCGCATGGCCTCAGGGCTGCCCGTGAGCGCCACTTGGGTCTCTATCTCGTCGGCTCGCTTGCGCCACCAGCCGGGCTCCCCTGGCGCTGCCTTGAGGGCTGCTTGCATGCTCTGGGCGGCTGGCTGCTCTGCTGGGGGCGTGGGGGATGCTGCGAGCATGGCGGCGTAGTAGCTGCGACCAGATGCCATGCCGCCGCAGTTCGCGCTGTGCTCAGTGGCCGCCCGTAACATCGCCTGCGTCGGCTCCATTGGAACCAGCTTCCACCCCACGGGCCCCGCGCTGAGTGCCTGCACCCCGCCTGCGCCCACGGCTTCAATCTGGGCCTCAAGCTCTGCAATGCGGGCGTGCTGGCTGCGCAGTTCGGCAGATACAGCGTTACAAGTCTTTTTGCTAATTTCAGTATGGTTTGACCACATCGGATCTTCTGCGCATACATCAATAATTGAAGCAAGCTGCAGCGCTTTTGGTTGTTCTTGCGTCATATCTCAATCCTCAAAAGTGGGCAAAGGACACCAGTGCGTGAACCACGTATTACCCGTGTGCAGTTCACCGTACTGAGCTATCCCATACCGTCTGTTTATGAGCTGCAGCTTCTGGCCGCGTGGTGTGTCTTTTGTGATGGGTCGCCAGTGGTAGGACTTATCCACCACTGCGGCTTTGGTGCTGTCGGATGTCATCCAGTTGATCCGAAGCCTTGCTGGCCGCGCTCGGTGATGCTCAACTGTTCGACAACAGAGAACTCCACCTGCGGAACAGGAACAACCATGGCCTGTGCTACGCGATCACCAGGGTCAAACTCGAAAGCAATATGCGTGTCATTGCGCAGTTGCACTTTCAGTTCGCCCCGGTAGTCGGAGTCGATCACGCCGACACAGTTGGACAAGCGCAGTCCATGCTTAAACCCATGACCACTGCGCGAGAACACCAGCAAGACGTGATCGGCTGGCACTTCAAACGCCAAGCCGGTGCCGAACGTTCCTGTTTGATGCGCAATCACTCGGCCACCGTTGACCGCGTGCAGGTCAAAACATGCCGCCCCAGGTGTTGCGTATGTCGGTGTCTTGGCGTCTGGATGCAGCTTGCAGATCTTGAGCTTCATGCTGCCACCTTCAGTTTCTTCTCAGGCTCCAGCAGCCACACGCGGCCCGTTCCGTCTTCGGAGTAGTTCGCCTGATACCGCACAGTCCCAGGCTTCTTCCGGTCTTCCAGCCACTTGCGCAAAGCCGCTGCAATCGCAGACGCCGTACCGGGTGGGCACTTCAATGCCTTGCCGTATTCCAGCTTGCTGAACAAGGGCGTGTACTTTCCCTCCGGCGTGTAGCGTGACGTAGGGATTGGGTCATCGCAAATGCTCACAGCACTGGGGTCAATGGCCTTCATGGGCTTGTTGGTCTTGGTCATTTTTTCGCCTGTCCATGGGTTCTTGTTTTTTGCAAAACGTGTTTGGGTCATGGCAATAAAAAAGCCCTCACTAGGAGGGCCTTTGGGGTGGTAGGAACTAGAAGGGAATATCGTCGTCCATGTCATCAAAGCCGTTGCCTGATCGCGCTTGGGCAGCGCGAGGCGCAGGGGCTGGCGCAGGACGTGGCGCAGGAGATGCTGACCGCCTTTGTGGAGCCGCATCGCCACCACCTCCTTCACGCTTTGGTCCAAGCTCCACATCATCAACACGTGCGGCCAACTTGAAGGCGGCGTAGCCATCTTTCTCGTATTCCTCTATGTGCACATCCCCTAGTGTGAAGCAGTGCAGCGAACCCTTGATCAGATAGGGCGCCAGCTTTTCAGCGCGATCGCCCCAAAAGGCAGCGTCAATCCATTGCGTTGGGTATGCGTCACCTTCTTTTTGGCCGTAGTTGTAGGCCAGCGAAAGATTCGCCACCTGTTTGCCGCTTGGAAGTGTTTTCACTTCTGCGTCGCGCCCAAGACGCATCAATCCGTACATTTTTGCCATACAGGCCTTTCAAAATTCCCGCCAGCCAGCCCGGCGGGTGTTGGGTTACGCGGCCTGTAGGGCCTGTTCGTTGTTCGCGGCGATGGCGTCTCGCAGCGTGGTTTCGTACTGCTTGACCATGCGGGCGAAAGCCATCAGGTCAGACTCCAGCTTTTCGATGGCGTCTTCATCCCTGTGGATGCGGTGGATCACCATCAGGTCAAGGTCTGGAGCCCACAGGACCAGGTCCACCCACTGGCGGCCAAGCAGCCACAGATAGCCCAGGCACTGGTCCATGTAGGCGGCTAGGTCGCAGTCGGTGACGGTTGTGAAAAGGGTGTCGCTGGAGACAAGGGTTTTGATTTCCAGCACGCCGTCGTCATCGATCAACCCGTCCGGGCTGAGGCCGAACAGGCCGTCTTCCGTGGTGAAGAAGCCCACTTCTTCCACCAGGTTGCCCGTGCGGCGCTCGTAGGCCAGGCGGGCGAGCGGCTCCTGTTCGCTGCCGGTGCGCATCGCGGCGTTCTGGAACTTCGCCGGGGCGCTGCCGCCCACGCGCTCGCGTGCCGTGTCCTGTGCGTATGCAATGCACGCCTTGGACGGGCCGCCGCCTTTGAGCTTGTCTCGGCAGTCCTTGAAGCGCGAGCCGGTGATACAGCCCTTGCGCGCAGCCAGCCAGGCCTCGCTGCCTTGTTCGTGGTTGTGGTGGATCATTGCTTGCCCCTTTCGTCTGCGGCCTTTGCGGCCTTTTTGAGTGCGTAACTTTCTGGTTCCAGCGCTGCGCGGTCGGCTGGTGACAGGCTCTTGATGTGCTTGCTGAGAGAGGCCCACCCGCCCATAGCGGCTTCACGCGCTGCGGCCAAAAGATCCAGAGGAACTGCGGCGGCTGGTGGGTTGCCGTCTGTGTCGTCACCGCCTTCGGCCACGCCACAGATGGCTTTCAGGGTGTAGCGCTCCAGATAGCTCTTGGTGCTGGCCCGCGCCTGCAGGGCATTTTTTGCGCCACCGGCATCGGGTGGCCCGCCCATGCTGACGCTTTCGGAATGCCCGCCTACATGCTTTAGCGTGCAGGTGACTTCCAGCCAATCCTTTTCGTCGCGCGTAAGCTTCCAGGCGGTGCTGAGGCCGTGGCGGGAGAGAGCCGGGGTCACGGCATCCACCACGTCATGCAGCTCAGCATATTCCTTGCCGCGCAGTGGCCCGTCCGTAACCTTGCGCCCCTTCACGATGCGCACCGCCTCGGCCTTGAATGCTGCGAAAGCCGCGTTGTAGGCTTTCTCGGCTTCCTTGCGCTCCCAGCGGTCCTGCAGGTCCATCATCTTTTCGATCTGGACAAGGTCCGCACCCTGCGACATGGCCTGCATCATCATTGCGGCCGGAGAGTTCGCCGCAATGGCCCCACCTTGCTGCACCGCCAGCGGCTGCGGCTGGCGTTCGATTGGCTCCAAGTCGAGCACAGCCGCTTCAGCCCGTGTAGTTGCGTTCATGGTCTTCTTTCAGTAGGAGATGGACACAGCCGGGACGGCCTTCTTGGCGATCAGGGTGATGACCGTCTTTGCGTCGGCTTCAGAGATGCCGCCAGCCACAAGGGCCTCCATGGCGGCCCGGTTGACTGCGGCCTTGTGCGTCTTGTCTTTCTCGCGGCGCTCGGCTTCTTTGGCGTCTGCTGCAGCCTGGGCGGCCACGCGGCGCTGTTCTTCGGCCACGGCCTCGGCTGCCTTGCGTTCGGCGTCTGCCCTGGCCTGCTGCTCTCGCTGCAGCGCTTCTGCCTTCTCGCGCTCGGCGCGCTCTGCAGCCAACTTCAGTTCCAGCTCGCGGCGCTCGGCTGCAGCGGCTGCGTCGGCCTCACGCCTGATAGCCGCCTCACGTTCTGCCTGGGCTTTGGCCTCAGCTTCGCGCTGGGCGCGCTCCGCAGCTTCGCGGGCGATACGTTCCTCGCGCTCCTGTTGCTCACGAACTGCAGCCTTGGCGCGGAGCTCGGCGAGTTCGGCTTGCTCGGCCTCGTACTTCTCGCGCGCGGCGATGGCGGCCTGTAGCGCCTCAATGGTCTTTGCCTTGGCGCGGTGGGCCTCTGCTTCATATTCCTCCCACGAGGCATCAATAACCGTTGTTTCAATGGCCGCCAGCGTCGTGCGCAATGTGCTGCAGGAGGAATCGTGTGTTGCTGCGGCTTGCTGAAGCAACTCAATACCCGTGCGGTGCTTTGCCTGCCGCGCTTCCTCGGCCTCTTCCCAAGCCGTGAGCGGCGCCCGAACTTCGTCTTTCCACAGGTCCAGCAGATCGCGCATGCGCTTGCGCTCGGCGTCGATAAGGCCCGGCTGCTTCTTCAACTCGGCCACCAGTTCCTTGCCGATGTTGTCCAGCGCCGTCTTGCCCTTGGCTACCTTGTAGGCAATCGAGGCAATGGCGTCGCGGCCTTTCTTGGTGGACACGTCGGGCACGAAGGCGTCCAGCTCTTCTTTGATCTTGGCAAGGTACGGGTCCAGGCCTTGAGGCGCTGAGTAAACCTGCAGCGCTGTTTCCTTCGGCGGCAGGGCGATAAGGTCGGTTGTGACTGCGTTCATGTTGTCCTCAGATGAATGGATACAGCAGCCCGGCGCAGAAGCCGCCTACTGCAAAGATTGCGATGCAGGTGGTGCACCAGAACAGCAGGCTTTCGCCTGGGGTCAGGTCGATGTCTTCGGGGTCGGTCATGGTGTTTGCTCCACATGTTCAATTGCCAGCAGGCTCTGTATCTGCCGGTCAATCTCCGTCACGGTCCGCTGGAAGTCGGCGCGGGCTTTCTGCTTTTGCGCTTCCAGCAGCCGGACCCGTGCTGCAGTAGCGTCGTAATCCGCGGGGATATCGACGTCAATCGAGTACGGCATGACCGTTGAGTAGCCGTATTCCTGCATCTCGCTTGAGAAAAAATGGAATTGGCCGCCACACTCGGCAATAAATCCATGGATGGTGGCTTTCATCGCTCATCCCTCCCCGCAACAATCTGCGCGGCAACCCGTGCGCGCTGCTTCTGCTCTGCAGTCCACAGCTCGGGCCGCTCTGCCTGGGCCTGCTCCAAGGCATCGTTCAGGCTGGCCTCGGTGGCCTGCGCTGCGTCAATGTCAGACGGCGAGTTGTCGAGGTGGTAGCTGCTGCTCAGGCAAAACGAGACAACGCAAGTTCCAATTCCAACCCATGACCAAAACTTGATGTTTTCGAGTGGGGGGATCATTCGGCCTCCCTTGCTTTGAGCATGGCGTCGGCAACTCGGAATGCATGCTCAACCATTCCTGTTACACACCATCTCTGCCAAGCTTCAATTGATAGTGATTTGTCAACACGATCCCCATACCGTTGATCGTCAGGAACAGCCAACATCCCTTGAATGGCCTTCGCCGCAAAGTAGTCGCGTAGGGTCATGCCGTCGCATGGCGCATGCCCTTGGTACGACTGCCCTGGGTTGAGGGGCACGGGGAAAGCAGGCCCGCCGTTGTTGATCTTGTCAGTCATTGGGGTTCTCCTGTTGCCTTAGCGATGGCTGCTCGGGCAGCGATCAGACGCTTGCGGTCTTCGTTTCGCTCGGCTTTGTTCAGTGGCGTGCCAGCCCTGCAATACGCTTCGTCCAAGCCTTTCAGCGCCTCCAGCAACTCAGGGGCTGCCGCGATCAGGCGGGCGTTGGCCATGGATTCCGCGTCATCGCGTTCACGCACAACCGCATTCACGCCTTCGAACCTGATGTGATGGACGTTTGCGACCTTGTAGCGCCCGCCAAGCCGCGTGCCGCGAATGCGCAGATAGTCTTTGTCGGCTTCTTCTGGCAGAAGCGTCCAAGGCCCAGGCGTGTGCTTGCTGCTCATCCTTGGTACTCCCATTCACGTTGCTGCTGCACTTGCAGTTGCAGGGCGCGGTGATAGCGGTAGTCGCCCGCTTCAATCGCAGCCACATCGGCCCAGGCCTGACGCCGCAGGCGCTGCAGTTCTTGCTGCGTGATCGGGGGCGGTGCGCCGGGGATGCGCAGCAGCGGCTGCACAGTGGTGTGTACGTTTTGCATTGCGCCTCCTAGGCGTAAAAAAACCCGCTATGCGGGCTGTTGTGTTTGTTCTTGCGAAGGCGTCCACTGATGGACTTGATCAAGCTGCTTGATCAGCTTTCGCAATGTGTTTTGAGTTGGGTATTCGCGCCCGACAAAGCGTTGCGCTCGGCAATAGGCCTTCTCCCACATCGCCGTTTGTCGCACCCGTAGCAGCCCTGATCAACGATGCTTCTTTGCATGCGTTGCTTCAGTTGCTCTTTGAGTGCAGCGCGCTTTGCTGCGTCCTTTGGCTCGACTGTTTCCGTCATGGGATGCCCCAAAGAAAAGCC